CTGGTCACCACCATCAATTGGAGGCATACCCTTCATGTCTCTTACTTCATTGGGAGTAATGACATCCCACCTCAACTCCCTCTCCCTAATGCGCGAGGAAGTCTCCTCATCGGTAAGGGTAAGCTCCACGAGGTTGAACTTAAATGCATTTGTTTTTTCCTTAAAGAATGGCTGAAATCTTTTTTCAATAATATCTTGTATAGGTCTGCATACTTGCTCTTTGAACATTCTTGCAGAATCTCTCGCCCCTCCAACCCCGGCGCCTTTATTCATTCCAACCTGAGTTAGAGGAACTCTATGAGCCATCATTATTTCGTCTCTGTTAATTTCTTTGTACTTTGTAAACGAAGCGTCAGTAACATTTGCCTCTACAGGCTCAAGCTTGAACTCAACCTGTTTTCCCTCTGTATCGGCGGGGAGAGGTACATAAATAGTTCTATGATGCTGCCCCTTGAGTCCGGTCTGCAAGAAATTAACAAGCTTTTTTTCTGACTCAGCAGAAAGCTTTGCATTCTTAACCACTACAATATAACGAGGCACTGCCTTGTGCTCGAAATAATCTAGATTAAACCTTGAAGCAAACTCTTCTCCAGCAACAGCATTTCTTGCTGCAATAATATCAGGCACACCGTAATAACTGTTTGTAGGTGTATACTTTGAAAAATGAATAATCTCATTTGGACGCTGGTCATCCCCAATCGGATTTGATGTATTTAAGTCTTGAAAATTTCTAAAGAACATAGTAACACCAGCAACAATTTGAACATATCCATCCTTGTGAATTCTTCTTCTAATGGTTGTTGCTGGTATGTGCCCTATGTATCCTATTTCTCCCGATACAGTTCTGCCCACTTCGATATATCCATCGCCTATTGTTTCATAATCTGTAATAGCTTTTCTTAAAACTTCAATAAACGTATCATCGTCATTCAATGAATCTAGCCACCTATTCAAGGACTTTTTGGCCCTCGACATAGACTTTCTGGCTTCGTTGAGATCTTCCTCAGACTCAATATTAGACATACGCTCTTTAAGAATTTCTGACTCTACAAACTGATACCCCAGACCTACAATATTTGTAACCTTAGCATCTACAGCAGCCTTATGTGCAGGAGAAATTTCATAAAGCTTAGCAAGATAATCTAAATTGTACGGAGGCTCAACTACATCGAATGCTCCGTATCCAGTGGCATACTTATCTATCCTTGCCTTTGATCTAGCCCCGCCCTTTCCCTCTGCAAGAGGTTTATCCTCTCCAACAATACCCAGTCCCACAGACTTTTGAATCTGTCTTGTAAGACGACGCTTTGTTGTGGCACTTAGTCCACCATAAGACTTAACTCTTTCAAGTGACTTAGCAAATGGGTCGGATGATTTATCAAAAATCTCTCCATTATCAATGTCTGTATCCGGGAGAACAATTCTTGTCTCGTCTGGTGTGTCATCGTGTATTGCTCTACTCATGCGTCTATATCTCCGTGAAGAGGCTTTCCATCAATAAACTCTTCCATTGAATCTTCCCATTCAGAGTGGCTGATTTTTTTTCTGCCTGGCATAAAAATTGTTTGCCCTTCTGCAGCACCATAGTATGCTGCCGCAAGCCGCATTTTTTCTACCGCAGCAAGATCTCCCTTAAAACATTCTACTGAAAGATAATTTCCTTCATTGTCGCAAAAAATCTTACCGTCAGGAAGCTGCCACAGCAAAACTCCCCAGGGTAGATTCTTGGGAATAATCCGAGCCTTTTTTTGTCTTTTTGTTTCCATCTATATATTGTCCTACATTTTGTTTTACAAAGCAAAAAATGTCTACTTCTTGGTCGTAATTTCTCCGTAAGCTTGCCATGCTGTCTGAAGATATTTATTCGAAGAGTCGTTTAGTGTTACTGATGATGACGAATTAAATGGAAATATTTCATATCCGCTAAAACCCAGACTGTAAAGATTTTCTATATTATACTGAGAAATACTAGACTGTAAATAAAAGAAATCTGAAATTCTGATTTCTCCCCGGGCTTCATTATCCTCAAGAGATCCTAATGTAATTTTAGGAGTCTCAGGAAAAAGAAAATCGGATTGAGTGTGAACAATTTCAGAATTAATTTTAAAAGAAATAGAATTAGGCAACACAGGTTCAAAAGAAAATTCAGGAATAATTTCAATAACAATTAAAGATGGCTGATCAAATTCAAAATCGTAAACAAAATTACTGCCCGAATAATTATGTATAGTTATCTCATTTGTTTGTTTTGAATAAGAGATTCCCACACCAGCATCGTCTGAATGTAAAGAAAAAATGTCTGTGTAGTCTTCTACAAAATCAGAATCCAGCCAGAACCCAAAGGTCGCGGGGGAAAAATCAAACTCAGAAGATTCATCGATATTAAAACTAGAACCTTCAAAAATAGTTAAAGAATTACTGTAAAAATTTTTTTGTTGATCGTAACCATAATCACCGACTACAGACGCCTCAATATCTGCAACAATATCTACCGGAATATAATTTCTTTTTATTTCCATAGGAAAATAAAAATACGGATTGAGGTCTAGAACTGCGCTGGCAAATGACATGCTTAAATTGTACTCCTGGTTGTAAGAAAAAGCTAGTCGAATTTAGACCAAGTCTGAGGTCCGACAATACCATCAACTAAAATATTTTCAGAAGATTGAAAACTTTTTACTGCTGATTCTGTTTTAGGCCCGAACACTCCGTCTGGAGCTCCTGCATTGTGACCAAGTACATTAAGCCCTCTTTGAAGAGATTTTACACAGTTTCCTTTTGATCTTCTTTTTAAAATTATTTTTTTGCAAGAAGAATGTATTTTTATATTATCTCTAGGGTCTGGCTTTTTGCTGACAGGCGGTTGTGTTTTTTTATTAACAAGACTATTAAGTTCTGACCAAGTAAGCCTTCCAACGATACCATCAGGAACAAGATTTTTACTTTTTTGAAATTTTATAACTGCTAATCTTGTTTTGGGCCCAAAAATTCCATCGGCAGGGCCTGGATTAAACCCATGCTCTGCTAGTAGTGACTGAGCCTTTTTTACGTCGTCGCCTCTAGAGCCTAATCTTATAGTTTTATTTTGTGTGGCTGGTATATTCGGCAGACCTCCAGAACCCCAATTAAGGCCGCTGGGTAAGTCTGGAATTATATTTGTTTTTTTAGGATTTAAAATAAGTTGATCAACAACTTTTCTTATTTGATCCATATCTATTCCATTTGGATCAATTTTTCTTTTAGGAGCCCATTCTTTGTGCCCAATAACATTATCTACAGAAACATTAAGATACTTTATAATAGCCGCAGTACCCCTTAAATATGCTTCTATTTGTTCTTCGGGCCACGGCTCTCCAGTTCCAGTGTTTGCTGCTTCAATTCCAATTGTTTGAGTATTTCCGTATCTTATCCCCGGCCAAGATCCTCGACCCGCGTGATTTGCCCTTCCAGAAGCTATAACAACAAAAACACCATCCCGGTTAAGTTGAAGATGGCATAAGGGTCCTCTAAGGGACGAGTGGCCTTTTACGAGGAGGTCCGTGAGCTTTCTTGATGACCAAGAGGGAGGGGTCGCTGTGTGGTGCCACATAACTCCGATAGGATCAAAGGACGCGGACCCTCTTGCCTCCCACCCTTCTTCCTGATAAACAGTGAGTCCGGCATCTCGTAATACTTCTGGAATCCATAATTGTCTTGGCATAGAATAAGTATACTGGGCGGTAACAAACAAAGCAAAATTTTAGGACCCCCGGCGTCGCGGAACGGCGGGGGTCCAGGGAAGGCGGGGGAGTCGGGCGGGAAGGTGACTCCAAACGCCACCAGATATTAGGCTGTCACTACTTCAATACCCTTAGAGGTGTACTTAATCTCACACACATCCGTCTCGCAATACTTCTCCATAGAGCCATCACTGTCCCCAAGAAGATTTACTGCCTTGACATCCTTGATAAGATCCTCGTACTGTTCCTTGGTAATTTCCTCGTAAGGCATCTGGGGGTATGAGGCGTGCGTTACTGGCAGAAACGACACTGACTTCCACTTGTCAGCATTATTGCGCAGTACGGTCTCGATGTACTGCTTTTCGTGTTCCTGGAAAGTAATAGTGCACGAAACTGCATTGTCTGCCCACACCCTTGCCATGAATGAAGCGACATCAGCCTTGTCGAAGATGGACACTTCCTTTTCTGAAGGAATGCCCTCTCCCTTGACCGGCATCTCAACGACCATAGTGTTGTCGCTGTAGACATCGGGTTCGACCTTATATCCTGCATCCTTAAGCGTATCTACGAGTGGCGAACCGCTCTGTAGTCGAATTCTACGAATGTAGTAGTCGGCCACGGGGTAGTGAACGCCGGGAGTAGCACCAGCCAATAGTGATACACTTCCTGAGGGCTTTACGCTAGTCCTACGAATCGAATTAGGAACGTTGAGCCACTTTGAGTACTTGCGGTCTAGGTTCTCGATATATCCGTATCCTGCGAGAAGCCACTGCTCAAGAACATCCTTGCTGTTGTTGTGGATAAATTGCACAACGCCAGAAATAGACGTCCCAATTCTGCGATTCTTTTCCATGACAGCATTAGTTCTATCATCGTGTGTTGGAACAAGAGTCACTGTTTTTGCGTAAAGATACGCAAACTTTAGCGTCCTGAGAAAGTCTACGATGTCGGTGTGGCGTGACGGGTAGACCTCCACGAGAGTGCAAAGCTCTCCCGACTCTAGAATCTGCTCGGCGCAAGGATTAGTCCCCTCCGCCAGCATGTCGCCATAGTCCGGAGACCCATCCATTCGACCAAACTTCTTTGCGTTATCAAGGTAGAATAACCCTGGCTCTCCGTTGTCTGCAATTCTCCTGGCGATCCCTTCGTAGTCTGGCGTGTCACCATCACGAATAATAAGCGAGTTATTCGAGGCCCAGGCCCACTCACCACGCTCAGGATTGAGCTCGAAGTTCTTGAGGTCGATAAAGTCTTCATCATCCACAGCACCAAGAGCGATCTCTGCTGAACGCCGAACGTTTCCTGCAACAACGCAGGCGCCAATCATGTTCTGAATATCTACGATATCCCGAGAGGTCAGCCGGCCCCGAAGAGTCGCCGTCGACATCGTATTGTGGATACGGTCGTGCAGCTTCTTAAGAGGCGCGGGGCCTGAGGAGGTTCCACCAAATCCCTTAATAGGCTCGCCTTCCTTGCGAATCAAAGAGTAG